GAGTGAGTGATGGAATGGCAACCGATAGAGACAGCGCCGAAAAGTGGGACAATCTTGCTACTTCAAGGCCAAAACAACATTATCAGAACAGGAAATTGGAGCAAGACACATAACCATTGGTCCGTGGGTAGTGGCCCGATGGGGTTCCTAGCAAAAGTTACCCACTGGATGCATCTACCAGAGCCACCAACAACCTGATCAAACCTGACAAGAAATGAATAGATTGCCCGCCTGCTTGATTGCACGGCGGGCTTTTTCATGGCCAATCATCAAAGCATGATCTTTAATGATGACCCAACATATAGTATGTGGTAGATGAAATAAGCATCCAAACCACAATATATGGTATAATCAACCAATCATGGGCGTCCTCAAGAACATCAAGCATGAGAAGTTCGCCCAAGGCATCGCCAAGGGATTGTCTGCCAGCGCCGCATTCGTAGAGGCAGGCTTCAAGAAGAATGATGGCAACGCCGGAAGACTGAACAGAAATGAACAGGTTGCAGCGCGCGTCAGAGAACTAGCCGAAGGTGCCGCAAAGCGTTCAGCCAAGTCGCTCGATCAAGTCCTTGCAGAGTATGAGCGTGTTGCCTTCACTGGCATGTCCAAGTTCCTGCGTGTTGATCCAGACGGCAATCCACAGATTGACCTGACCAACTGCGATCCGGCTGACCTCGACCTGATTGGTGAGGCACAGACCACAGTAAGACGCACGCCGGGCAAAGGTGATGATGAAGGGTCAGAGTTCGTCACCGTCAAGATCAAGCCATTGGACCGCCTCAAGGCACTTGAGAAGCTGGGCATGCATTTGGGTATGGGTGACAAGGCAGCCAACCAAGCCACAGACCGACTGGCAGACGCCATCCGCGCCATTTCAGAGCGTGGCAGCAAGATGCCTATGCGCAAGCCACGGAACCCTCGGACGTGAACGTCATGGCCAAACAACCACTGTCGATAGATCCTTCATTCGAGCCGAAGACGGAGCAGGAAATTGAGGCGTGCCTTGATTGCTGGGAGTGGCGCATCTTTTCGGGCCAACTGTATAGCATCATGGTCAAAGAGGACGAGGGCGACGACGACAGCGCATCGTTTGTCATGCCATTCATTCCCAACGCGGCACAGATCGCATTCATGGATGAAGTCCACAGCCGCAACATCATCCTCAAGGCCCGCCAGTTGGGCTTCACCACACTGATCGCAATCCTTTGGCTCGATCACGCATTGTTCAATGCAGACCAGCGTTGCTGCATCATTGCCCACACCAAGAACGCGGCAGAGCGCATCCTGCGTGACAAAGTTCTATTCGCCTACAACCGAATGCCCGCATGGGCGCGCGAACCCATGCCGCTACTACGGGAATCCGCCGAGGAACTGGTTTTCGCGCATAACAACAGCGCCATCGAAGTCACCGTGTCCGCGCGATCAGGCACATTCCACCGCCTGCACATATCCGAAATGGGCAAAGTCGCAGCCAAGCAGCCACAGAAGGCCGCTGAAATCGTCACAGGCTCACTGCCGTCCGTTCCCAAGAATGGAATATGCGTGATCGAAAGCACAGCGGAGGGAAGCGAGGGCGCATTCTACGAAATGTCATCGCGCGCCGAGGAATTGTTCCAAACCGGCTTTGATCCTTTGCCAGCCGAATGGCTATTCCACTTCTTTCCTTGGTGGAAAGCACCAGAGTACATCGCAGATCCCGCAGGCGTGACATTCACCGAGGCGGATCACGTCTACTTCCATGAGGTAGAGGTCGAGACGGGCACCAAGCTATCGATGGAGCAGCGCGCTTGGTACGTCCAGCGCCGCGACAACGACTTCTCCGGTGATGCCGAGCAGATGTGGCGCGAAATGCCTTCGACAAGCACAGAGTGCTGGCAGAAATCCACAGAGGGCACGTTCTACGCCAAGCAGCTGGCACTGGTCCGCAAAGAGAAGCGCATCACCAAGCTGCCGCACATCGAGAACATCGTCTGTCACACATTCTGGGACATCGGCGCATCTGATGGCACTGGCGTCTGGACCTTGCAGCAGGTTGGCGCACAGCACCGCTTCATACGCTACATCGAGGGATGGTCGCTGGGATACGCGCACTTCATCAAAGAACTGCGTGAGACAGGCTTCATCTACGGCGTCCATTACCTGCCACACGACGCAGAGAGCAAGCGGCAGACCAAGGATGGCGTTAAGGCACCCATCGATGACCTGCGTGAACTGGCCCCGGACTGGACGTTCCACGTTGTTCCCCGTGTCCATGAACTGATGCACGGCATCAACCAGACACGCGCCAAGTTCAATCAAGCATGGTTCGATGAAGAGGGATGTGCAGACGGCCTAGAGCATCTGCGCCTCTACAAGAAGAAGTGGAACAACACTCTGGGCGTTTTCACCAACGAACCAGAGAAACTGACAGGCCATTCAGAAGCCGCCGACGCATTCCGTCAGTGGGCTCAAGGCTACGATCCAACATTATTGAGCGGTCCAACCCGACCACGCCGCAGAAACCGTCCAGCAGGAGGCATGTGGGTATGACCCAGCAACAGAATTTCCTTAACAACCCGTCAACGCCCGACATCGATACCGATGAGTACAAGGCACCGTATGATCTACGGATCAGCCATGCATGCTACTCACGCGGTGACATCCTTGTCTGGCTCACATGGAACCAGACCACAGGCGAGGCAGCCATGATCCTGACGCCGCGTGTGGACAAGATCAGCCATGAGCGCATCATTCCATGTGTCATCCCGCTATCACGCGCATGGGCATGGGCCGAAGAGACAGGCGACGAAGGCGATACCGTCATCAATGCCGGATTGTTCTGCGCCAACCTTGGCTTCAACCCCAACAACCTCAAGAACGTCATTCGGGTCATGGGCATTGTCCGCGACCATCTGGGCGACTTGCTGTCCACACCGCCACGCCCACGCGACCACTTCGCAGTGACCGCAGACGTGACAGTCACCAACACAGATACGGGTTCAGTCACCCACCATGAGGTTACAGACCATGCGTAATGATCAAACGGACATCCCGCCAAACCAGATCGAAAGCTACACACGGCCCAACCAGCGGCCAGAGGATCGCATTCAGGTGCCATCGTCCGAATTGCTGGGCGATGCACCCAAGGTCGAGAAGGACAGCCTCGATGGCTTAGAGGCCATGAACATGCACCAGCGTCTTGTTGGGCACTACCTGCGCGAACTGGAAGTGCAGGGCCCATCACGCAAGCTGATGGAGAAGGACGAAGCGTTCTATGACCACGATCAGTGGAGCGCCGAAGACAGAGCCGTCCTAGAGGCGCGCGGCCAGAACGTGCTGACCTACAACGTCATCGCGCAAAGCATCAACTGGATTCTGGGAACCGAGCGCCGGTCGCGTGTCGATTACAAGATCCTGCCACGCAAGAAGGGCGACCGCGCAGCCGCCGAGAAGAAAACACACCTTCTCAAGTATCTGGCAGACGTGAACAAGTCAGAGTTCGAGATCAGCCGGGCGTTCGAAGAGTGCGCCAAGGTCGGACTGGGCTGGATCGAGAGCGGCTTGCAGGACGATAGCGAAGGCGAACCGATCTATGACCGCTACGAAAGCTGGCGCAACATCATCTATGACACTGCCGCTGGCAACATGGACCTCAACGATGGCCGCTACCAGTTCCGCACCAAGTGGGCGGACGTAGACAACGCCGAAGCCATGTTCCCCAAGCGCAAGGGCATCATCCAAGCCAGCATATCAAGCCATATGGAATGGGGCGCATCAACTGACCGCCACGGCGATGACCCGATGGACAGCCAAGAAGAACTGATGGACGGCAATGGTGGCAGCTACCATTCGATCGAGCATCCGTCTGCAACCCGCGACCGTGTGCGTCTGATCGAGGGATGGTTCAAAGTCCCCGTGATGGAAGACAAGATCGCAGGCGGCGAATTCGCAGGCGACATCTATGACCCAAGCAGCCTTGGCCACCAGATCACGGTCAACGAAGGCTTTGGCGAGGTCCGGTCACGCCTGACACAGCGCGTCTATGTGATGATCTTCACCCTCAAAGGCGTCCTTTGGATGTCCAAGTCGCCATACCGTCACAACCGCTACCCGTTCACACCCATCTGGGCATACCGCAAGGCATCAACGGGCATGCCGTATGGCGTTATCCGTGGCATGATCAGTGCGCAGGAAGACATCAACAAGCGCGTGTCCAAGGCTCTATCGATCATCAACTCTAACAAGGTGATCATGGACAAGGGTGCCGTCGATGACCTTGACGAGTTCGAGGAAGAAGTTGGCCGTTCGGATGCGATCATCGTCAAGAACCGTGGCTATGAATTGACCATCGATGCCGACCGTGAACTGGCATCCGCACACCTAGAGGTCATGCACATGTCTATGGGCCTGATCCAGACGCTATCCGGCGTCACTGATGAGGCTATGGGCCGCACCACGAACGCAACCAGCGGCAAGGCCATCGAGGCACGCCAGAACCAAGGCGCGATGTCCACAGCCAAGGTATTCGACAACCTACGCCTTGCCCGCCAGTACCACGGCGAGAAGATGCTATCGCTGACCGAGCAGTTTATGACCGAAGAGAAGGAGTTTCGGATCACCGACAAGCGCGGGAAGCTATCTTATGTGAAAGTCAACGATGGCTTGCCAGACAATGACGTGGTTAGCACCAAGGCAGACTTCATCATTTCCGAAGACGCATGGAGTGCCAGCCTACGCCAGAGCGGCGTAGCGCAATTCATGGAGTTGTTGCAGCAGGTTGGCCCAGTTGCACCGCAGATCGTCACAGTCTTGCTCGATGTCGTTGTCGAAATGATGGACTTGCCCGGTGGCGAAGAAGTCGTGAACCGTATCCGTCAGATGACAGGCATGGAAGACCCCGACGCCGATCCAGATACACCTGATCCAGAGCGCGAAGCCCGCGAAGCAAGCAAGCAGGCGCAGAATGAACTGCAACAGCGTCAGGTCATGGCTGAACTGGGCAAGGTCGAAGGCGAAGCTGCACAGAAGATGGCACTCGCAGAGAAAGCCAAGGCCGAAGCCGAGAAGCTGATCAAGTCGATGCCGGATGACAGCATCGAGACCCAGCGCAAAGCCCTTGAACTGGCTCTGCAAATCCTCGGTGCCGCGCCCGCCATGCCAGTCGTGGACAACGTACTCAACCGATCTGGCTACGTGTCCCCAGTGGATGAAGCAAAGCGCCTCGCCCAAGCCGAAATGGAAGCCGCACAGGCCGAAGTGATGGCGCAGGCACAACAACAACAACCACAACAACCACAACAACAGCCCATGCCGGAGGAAATCGCATGAAAGACCTAGACACATCCACGCCACCAACCAAAGGCCCGTTCACTTTAAGGCAGGCCGCTAACGGCGGCTGGATGATCGAGAAGTGCGTTCCCAATCCGGGCATGATGCCTGAAATCGTGGGCTCATACACCGACGATGAAGACATGATCGACGGCCTTGAGCGGTTGATTGGCCCGACCGATGCCGAATTGGAAGCGATGGACCAAGCGTGGGAAGCGGACAACGAAGCCTACTTGGCCGAAGAACGGGCCGAGTGGGATGCGGAAGAGAGCGCCGAACGGGCGGAAATGGAAGCCGAATGGGCAGAGGAAAACATGCGCGACACCGTTAAAGATGCGGTCGCAGAGGCTTTCCAAGTGTGGATGTCATACCCAGCAGCCCCACAGCCAGAGGAAGTCCCCAACCCTCAATCCGCAGATGAGATCCGCGAGAAGGAACGTGATGAATTCTTCAAGGTCTTGCGGGCCATAGACACAGGCCCACGCGAAGCCGAGGCACGCGCCGAAGAGGTCAAAGTGCGCAAGGTATTCGTATCACGCAATCCCGACCCGTTTGAAACAGCATAACCGCAGGGCTTAACCCCCAGCACTAAGGCACAAGGAAGGAATCCCACATGCCAGACGAAATCAAAGAGATCATCGATGCCGAAATCGTGGAAGACACGCCGGACGATGACACACCCGTAGCAGCCGAGGCCGAAGCCGATGGTGATGACGAACCAGAGCAGGCCGTCGATGATGACACGCCATCAGATGATGATGACTGGTCCGAAGAGGATATGCGCCTTCTTAGCGATGAAGAACGCGCGGCATTGCTTGAGGGTGACGATGACGGCGAGGCAGGCGATGCTGACCCCGATGCTGACGACGATGGGGCAGCCAAAGCCGAAGATGAGCCTGATGCGGCCGCTTTGGAGGCAGGCGCAGCCAAGGCCGATGACGCCGAGCCCGTCAAAGGCACGTCATTGCCTGACCTCAATGCCTATGAGGTTGAACTGACCACCCTGTCCGATGCCAAGAAGACGGCGTTTGATAGCTGGGAAGACGGGGATATGACCCGCGACGAATACCTCGCCAAGCTGGATGAACTGGACACAGACATCAAAGAGGTTGTCTCGGATCAGGCCACCGCCAAGGCCATGCACCAGAACGTCTACGATTCATTCATCAAGACCGCGCGGGGATACTTCAAAGACAACCCCGAACTTGCGACCGATGAGCATGCCAAAGAGTATGACCGTCACGTCAAGGCTGTCACGGGTGATGAGCGTTACCAGCACATGACCCACAACCAGATGCTTGAGGCAGCCCACCGCCTCTACGTCGCGGAAGCGGAGACATTCGGCAAAGACGTGCCCGCATTCAAAGGCAAGGCAAAGGCCAAGGCTGATCCAGTCGTGCCAAAGGCAGATCCGGTGACACCCAAGCCACCACGCAAGCGTCCGGGCGATGATGCACCCAAGACACTGGCCAACATCCCAGTGGCACAGGCGACATCTGCCAGTGATGGCAAGTATTCGGCAATCTCACAGCGTCTCGATAGCGCCGTAGGTGAGGAATACGAGCGTATCTGGTCCTCGATGTCACCGGCTGAACAAGAAGCCTTCGCAAGCATGGACGTTTAAGGGGAGATCACGCGGTGCTTACACTCAAACTCAAGGCGGGCGAGAGCCTGTTACTCGGTGATGACATTCGGATCATTGTGCGCGGCGATGCGGGCAAGGGACGTGTGACTATCGGGGTGGATGCACCGCGTGAGATCGCCATAGCGAGGATCGACGCACACACAACTGCACAAGTAAAGCACAACATGTAGTCTATTGTTGGCAAGCCACCACTATATGTGGTATTAGGCGAGTATAAAGGCTAGGAGCCGGATCATCAGGGCATGGAAGTCCACCCAATTCATCTTCGATGAGGACTACCATGACAGCTACAACTCTAAATTGGGGTGACACTCGCGCACAAAAGAAATGGTCCGCGACCCTCGCCACACAAGTAAACCGCAACAGCTACTTCAACAAAAAGTTTGTTGGTAAGGGCGAAAACAACATTATCGAAGAGAAGATGGACCTCGCGTCCGATGCGGGCGACCGCGTTTCCTTCGATCTGTCCGTCAAGCTGCGCCAGAAGCCGACATTCGGTGATGCGCGCGTGAAGGGCAAAGAAGAGAACCTCCGCTTCTTCTCCGACGAAGTGGTCATTGACCAGATGCGTCACCCTGTGTCCGCAGGTGGCCGTATGAGCCGCAAGCGTACCATCCACGACATGCGCAAGATCGCAAAGGATCGTCTTGCTGAATACTGGACGCAGTACATCGATGAACTCTATTTCATCTACCTGTCCGGTGCGCGCGGCGTGAATGCCGAGTTCATCGAAGATACGGCCTACACTGGCTTTGCAGACAATGCCCTGCAAGCACCAGACGCAAGCCACATCTTGTTCGCCGGTTCCGCGACAGCCAAGGCCAATCTGGTTGCCGCTGACGTGATGACCACCAATCTGATCGAGAAGACCGCAACCCGCGCGAAGATGATGCGTGCCAGCGACCCAGACGCGACAGACATGATGCCTGTCGATGTCGAAGGTGAAAAGCACTTCGTCACAGTGATGTCCCCATATCAGGCGCACACCATGCGTACTGCATCGGGTTCGCAGTGGTTGGACTTCCAGAAGGCAGCAGCCGGAGCAGAAGGCAAGAAGTCGCCAATCTTCAAAGGCAACATGGGCATGATCAACAACGTCGTGTTGCATGAGCATGAGAACGTCATCCGCTTCAATGACTACGGTGCTGGCACAAACCTGCCCGCAGCCCGCGCATTGTTCCTTGGCCGTCAGGCTGGCGTCTGTGCTTACGGCACACCGGGCGGCATGCGCTACATGTGGAAAGAGGAAATGGAAGACTACGACAACGAACCAACAGTCGTTGCCGGTGTCATCCTGGGCGTGAAGAAGACCCGTTACAACGGGCGCGACTTCGGCGTCATCGCTTTGGATACATACGCAGTCAACGTCTAACCCATTGGTTAGGGCGGCAATAACGCCGCCCTGACGCCTTCGACCAGAAACAACCCATGATCTGATAAAGGAACTTGTCCCATGACAATTCGCCAGACTTCCGCAGCAAAGGGGCAGGCAAGTACGCCAGCGGCATTCCAAGCCGGTCTCGTAACGACTGCTATCTTCAAATACACGTTCAACGAAAGCTTCGTGGCCGCCGACGATCAGCTTGAACTGGGCCTCTTGCCCGCAGACGTTCAAATCATTGGCGCGACCATCATCGGCACCGGCCTTGGCGCAATTACCGCCAACGTAGGCGTCATGGCTGGCACACCAAGCGACACCGTAGGCACCCGTGCTGTCGGCACCCAACTGTTTTCCGCGATCACAGTGAACAACGCTGAAAACAACGCCACACTCACCAACTGCCTGACAGTTGCACCCAACAAGGCGCACCGCGCACTGGGTCTGACGCTATCAGCAGACGTGGCCGCTGGCGGGGCAAAGACAGTCACCGTTCGTGTTGAATACGTGGCCTAAGCGAAAGCGATATGGGGAAGGGCGGTTCGCTGGCCTTCCCCTTACTTTAACCGGAGGGACACCCCATGAAACTTATGACAGCAGCAATGCGTATCGGTGGATCAATTCACACGATTGACGAAAATGAATATCACTTCAAACCAGAGGCAGGCGGCACAACGCACGTCTGCCATGTGGACGATGCAAACCACATCAAGCGGTTCCTAAGCATCGATGGCTTTGAAATCGCAGGCTCACCCGCAGCTAAGGCAGCCTTGAAGCCTGAACCCCCAATCAAAGAAGATCCGCCAGTCATCACACCGGAACCCGCAACACTCGCAGCTGGGTCTATCCCCGCAGATGCGATCACCGCAAATGTGGTCACACCCGCACCCGATGGCGATGAAGCACCCACACCGCTCGAAACCATGACCCGCGACGAACTGGCTGACATCCACAAAGAAGTCACCGGCAAGAAGCCCCACTACAAGTGGGAACACGCCAAGATCATCACTGAAATCCGCGCACACGCAGGGAACTAACCAATGCCAGTCAACGTCCAGAGCGTTTTAAGCCGCGCTTCCAAGGCTCTAAGTGACGTTGCTCAAGTTCGCTGGACAGAAGCCAGCAAGCTAGATTACTTCAACGATGGGCTTTTGGAAATCGCAATCCAGAAGCCCACCGCCTTCTCAAGAACAGTCGAAATCGAACTGGCAATAGGCACGCTTCAAACCGTGCCCGCAGCATATGCCGGACTGGTCCGCGCCACACGCAATGTAACCGGCGTCCTTGACGCAACACCCCGTGTTGGTGGCCGCGTCATATCCCCAGCACGCCAAGACATTCTGAACGATCAATTCCTTGACTGGCATAACCCAACCATCGTGCCATTCAGCCGTGTAACCATGCATGTGGTTGCCGACGAATTCGAGCCACGTCAGTTCTTTGTATTCCCCGGCAATGACGGCACAGGCATCATCGAGGCAGTCGTGTCTCTGATCCCCACACCGATCACCGGAGCCATCGACGCCAACACCACAGCGCCGCTGGATCAGGTCTATTTCAACGCACTGGCCGATTACGTGACCTACCGTTGCTACGCCGAGGACATGATCCTGAACGGTGCGCCACAGCGTGCGCAGGCTCACTACGGCCTATTCCAAGCCGCACTGGGTATCCGCATGAACATTGAAGGTGCGGCCAACGTCAACACCACCAACAAGGAGGCAGGCCAGTGACGATCCCCATCCAGCTTACAAAGTTCCTGCCAATGGTTCTCCCACATGTGCCGGAATGCCCGCATGGCGTGGCCACCTTCAACCTGCGTCTTGCGGCCATCGAGTTCTGCGAACGCACTCTGTGCTGGCGCCATCTGGCCAAAGTGACCATCGCCAAGGATGGACGCGCAATCTCTGCGCCGATCTTTGCCGCGATCCACAAGATCGAGAGCGCCACGTTTGGTGACTCGACGCCGCTTGAACCGCTGCAATTCTCCGATGTTGATGAAGCAGAGTTTGCAGCATCAGCGGGATCGACGCCTAAGTACATCACCCAGTCCGAATACAACATGATCCGCGTGCTTCCTTTCACAGAAGGCACCGTGGCATTGTCGCTATTCCTCAAGCCGGTCAACGGTAGCCAGATGGCAGCCGGCACTGACGGGATTGTCACGGACGAATTCGATGCCGTGCCAGAGTTTATCTACACCATGCATGCCGAAGCGATCGCACATGGCGCGCTATCACGCCTGATGGCACAGCCAAAGAAGCCTTGGTCAGACCCGAAGCTGGCGATGCTCTACATGCAGAAATTCGAAACCGCCATGACCAACTCATTCTCTGTCAGCTTGACAGGGCAACAGCGTGCAAAACGCCGCACGCGCTACCGTGACTTTTAAGGTTAGCCATGAAAATTCGGATTGCAGACTTCAAGGGCCAAATCCCACGTAGGCATCCGCGTTTACTTCCAATGGAGTATGCGCAGACAGCCAGTGACACACGTTTGGACGATGGCACCATCGCCCCCGTTCGTGAACCCGCACTGACCACCACGCTGGCCGCAGACGCGCAGTCGATCTTCCTGCACAAAGGCACATGGCATTCATACAACGCCGATGTTGACGTTGTGCCGGGTCCGGTTGTGGATGATCGCCTCTACATCACAGGCGATGGCGTGCCAAAGATGAAAGTGGCCGGCACAACCTATCCCTTGGCACTGCAAGCCCCAGCCCTTGCGCCAACCGTTGTGTTGAGCGGCACACCCGATGACGCCATCGCCACATTCATCACCTACGCCTATACGTTCGTGACCATCTTCGATGAAGAGAGCGCACCATCGCCAGTCAGTAACGCATTGCTTTGGTCCGCTGGCCTCGATGCAACCGTGTCTGGATACTCAATCGCGCCCGCTGGACGTGGCATTGACCGCATCCGCCTGTATCGCTCGATCACCAGCCTGTCAGGCATCACCGATCTATACTTCGTGTCTGAATACGCCGTGGCCACCACCAGCTATGTTCACTCACTGGTCGCAGAGCCCCTGCAAGAAGTCCTGCCATCGGCAGATTTTGACGCACCGCCAGACACCATGTCAGGCATCATCGCCCTACCCAATGGCATGATGGCCGCATTCGATGGCAAGGAGGTCTTGTTCTGTGAGCCATTCAAGCCCCACGCATGGCCAGAGAAGTACCGCCTGATCGTGGACCGTGACATCGTAGGTCTCGCAGCATTCGGCACCACAATGGCCATCCTGACCACTGCCACGCCCTATGTGGCGCAAGGTACGGCACCAGAGAACATGGTGATGGAGAAGATGGAGCGCGATCTACCCTGCGTATCCAAGCGTGGCATTGTCGATATGGGATATGCCGCCGTCTACCCATCATCCGAAGGTCTGGTGATGATCACGGGCCAAGGCGCGCAGCATGTGTCCAAGAGCCTCTTCACCACCGAGCAATGGAAGGCACTGGACCCCACCAGCTTCCACGCCGAGCAATACGAAGGCAGATACTTCTTTTCGCATGCACCCGTTGGCGGCGCAGGGCAGCAAATGGGGATCTTCGACATATCCGGCGAACAGCCATACTACATCCAGACGGATGAAACCCCGATCACCATGACCCGCGAAGCCTCGACCGGCGCGCTCTACATGCTTTTGACCGCGCGCGGCGTCCACCGTTGGGATGCCCCCGCGTCAGAACTCAAGGCGCAGGTCTGGCGGTCGCGTTTGTATCAGATTGTATCGCCCGTCAGCTACGCCGGAATCCTGGTGGAAGCAGATGCCGCCATCGGGACCATCCCCGCAGGCCAGACACCCAACCTTACCCGCGTCTATGCGGATGGCGTTCTGGTGCGCGAGTTTTCGACCGTGAACGATCCGGTACGTCTGCCAAACGGTTTCAGATCAAAGAAATGGGAGATTGAGATTGAAGGATACATTCCAATCACGGCCATATCTATGGGCCAAAGCTATGATGATTTGAGCCAGCCATGAGTGCTTGGTTTGGCGTACAATCGATTGCAAAGCAGGTAGCAGAGGCACCACGCCCACAGGCGGAAGGCCGTCCACTGGACCGCCGCGCACTGGAGCAGGCGTTGATCCTCGCAGGGCAGCGTGGCAATGAAGCCGATCATGCAGTCCGTAGGGGTGAATTCGAAGACCTTGTTGCGTCAACAAGCGGGACACAGCGGTTCGATGTGGAAATCCAAGACATTCGCGGCATCCTCGATGCGCCTGCCGCTCTATTCCGCAACGCGGGCCTATCCGCGCCGGAAATCGTGGACACGTTACCCACATCGATCACTGACAATTTCACTGGGCGTTTGGTGTTCCTGACTACTGACAGCAAACTTTACCGTTTCACGTCGCAAGGTGCGTGGTCGCGTGCCGTTGAGGCCGTTGATGTATCAGGGCAGATGACAAACGCACAGATCGCGGACCTTGCCGCTACGAAAATATCTGGTCAGCTGACAAACGCACAGCTTGCAGACATTGCGGCTACGAAAGTTACAGGTCAGTTGACAAACGCCCAGCTTGCAGACCTTGCTGCCGCAAAGTTGACAGGGCAGATCGCTGGCACGCAGATTAGCGACAATGCCATCACGACGCCAAAAATCTCAGCGGGTGCCATCACGGCAGGCACAATCGCCGCCGGTGCCATCGTGGCAGACAAGATCGGCGCCAATGCTATCACCGCCGTTAAAATTTCGGCGGGGGCGGTCACGGCAGGCAAGGTCGCGGCGAACGCTATCACGGCAAACGAGATAGCCACCAATGCGATCACAGCGGCGAAGATCAGCGCAGGGGCGGTCACGGCGGGAAAGGTCGCGGCGAACGCCATCACAGCAAACGAGATTGCAGCCAACGCCATTACCGCAGCAAAGATCGACGCAGGGGCCATAACAGCAACCAAAATGGCGGCAAACTCGATTACCGCCAACAACATCGTGGCCAACACCATCACAGGTGGCTTGCTGGCCACGTC